TTAGTTCTAAGTATATGGAAAGAGGTCCCTGGACTAAGACTGAAACACCAGATGTATTTGAGTCTCGAATCGCAAGGGTAACTCTTATATTTGATTAGAAGAAGAATATGAATATAGATAAAAAAACTTATGAACTGTTGCTCTTAAGATATAATGAGATGCACTCTGCTATATTAAAACCTTGTGCTGAGAAAGAAAAGTTCGCAACACTAATTAAAGAGGTAGAACAGCACTTAGAAAATGCAGGCAAAACTATTGTATACTCTGGTGGTTTATCAGTGTTAGAATATGCAACAAAGTTAGCGAAAGAGGCAAACGAAAGAACTAATACAGTGCCAGAGAAATCATGGTCGAAAATGAATGAAGAAGAATTAAAAAGTCCTATAGCACCTGACCCAGATATTGAATATACTTCAGATGAATGGTGTTCTTGTGGACATAGAAAACTAGATTGCGACTGTAAAGCAGGGTGCAAATGTGAGTGTAATAAGAGATTTTTGGGTGCTTATTAACTTACGACTTAATTTTTAATAAAATAGATAAATACTAGTGTTAAAACCATAGTTCATAATACTATTATAGGAGATAAAGAAAATGGCAAGAACATTAAACAATTTTGGTGTACCTACAGATTCTGGTTCCGCTGTCGGCACTGGTATCTTACAACCAAAACTTAACTATAGATTTCGTGTAGTAGTTGCTGGTTTTGGTGGTATAGGAACATCATCACAAGAATTTACAAGACAGGTTATGAATGTATCCCGTCCTAAGGTATCACATGAGTCAATTCCATTAGATTCATACAACTCACGTATGTATGTCATGGGTAAGCACACATGGGAACCAATTACAATTACATTGCGTGATGATATCGCAAACAATCTAACTAAACTAGTTGGTCATCAAGTACAATCACAGTTAGACCATAGAAATCAAAGAGGTCCTTCAGCAGGTACTAATTATAAGTTTTCAACATTGATTGAAATCTTAGATGGTAACTCTGGTGATGCAACTGAAACGTGGCAATTAGAGGGCTGTTTCATTACGAATGCAGATTACTCACAGACAGACTACGCAGTTTCAGACCCAGTTACAATTACGATAACGCTTCAGTATGATAATGCGATGTTGAATGATGACTTAATGCCAGACCAGGTATTTACTTCTGACTCTTCTTCTGCGGGTTAATAACTTAATCAGAAGGAGGCTGTAATGGCAACACCTCAAAGGCCTGCTCATAAGAATCGTATTCTGTATGATAGTGCAAATGCAAAATGGAGATTTGGTTATGAACCAAGCCATGGATATAAATTAGGCGATAACGCTCCAAAAAATTCTGACTTATGGTTTTTGGAATATACAACAGTTACTAATGATGCTAAGAACGACCTTTCAAATGTTTCTGTACTAGCAAAGTCAGTTTCCCCTATCTCAATACAAACATCTAGTATGCCCGTTGACCAATATGGTAAACGGGTGTATATACCTACTCGTGTCGATTTTCCAGAAGTAGCACTCACAATGTATGATGATATTAGTGGCAAAATGTTTGATTTTGTTGAACACATATACTCTAAGTTTTTTATGAACAATGATGCAGGCGCACAGATATCTGGCGCAAATGCTGAATCTGTGTTAACAGAAGTTGGAAGACATGGTAGAAAGATACCAGATGGCAAGCATAATTATTATCATCAACACTTTGAAAAGATTACAATATATCATTTCTTTGGTAACCTTGAACAAACAGTAGATAGTGATTTTGTAATGATTGCCGGAAAGAGATTTCCTACCTCACATAACAAAGGCCAAGGAACACTTCAAAAAATTGAATTAATCAATCCATTAGTCACTTCTATACAATTTTCTGGTAGTGATTACAGTACTACTGAGTTGAGAACTGTAGATTTGTCACTTCAACCAGAAAATATAATTATGGGCAAACCAGACGAAGTTCATTTCCCAGCATGGATGACATGGGGAATGTCGTATATGATGGACACATTGGCGCCCCTAGATAATAAAAGACGATTTGAAACATATCCAGCAACGGGCGATCCAGAGCAATATTTATTTGATAATAATTTATCGCCAGAAGACCTTAAAAAACAACAAGCAAGAAAAGAAGAACAAGATTCTAAAGATACTCAAAGAAAACTTCAAGAGTTATCGAAATTATACAATGCTGGTCTTAAAACTGTAGGTGACATGGATGAGTTTTATATGTTTCAAAGTGAAGAAGGCAATGAGGCAATGAGAACGGCTCTAGCAAACCGCATTGGTGTTATAAATGCCGCACAGGCAAACAAGTGGACTAAACAACCTCAGAAAACTTTTGTAGATGATTTTAATAAAAGAGGCGAATCCACTTTTGAATCAACATATTTAAACCCAGACGTTCCTTCATTTGGTGAAATAGGTTCTAGTAACCCACCTATAAATAAATATACACCGTATGAGGCTAGTATTGATGATTCTATGGTACAAGAACTTGTTGGGGCTGCTTTTGGTAGACGTGATTTTAACCTCAACAATATAGTTGGTAACGCAATTACAGGTAATCTCAAAGATACAATGAGAGGCATTGCCAATAATGCTCTTGCCAATAATGCTCTTTTTTCAACGGCAAACTCTGCTATCAACTCAATAGCAAATGGTCTAAAAATAGATGGCTCATCTTTAACAGAGAGTCCTACGAGACCAATAAAGCGACCACTAATGACTGGAACTACAGAAAAAGCATTTAGGGATTTTCCATTAGAAGAAAATGTAAACTTAATTAATACTGGAAATCATAGTGGTATTAGTAAAGTAATTAAGACCTGGAATGGGAGTGGACCAGAATGAAACTAGATATATTAACTGCAAAAATGTTGAAAAAGGGCTTCTCACAAGAAAAAGCAGAAGCATATGCTGTTGAAATTACAAATATAGCAAAGATATATGGAGTCAATCCGTATGACTTTATTAATGAACTTTCAGCAGAATCAGACTTCAACGAATTGGGCGCATTCGTCTTTAATAATGCATTGCGATTTGGTTATAAGACGGGCAAGATGGCTCAACGAAAACCAAACACTTATATCGCAAGGGCAATTATTAAATAATGGCTAAATTCCATCAAGGCAAATACACAGTAATAAACGAAGAAAAATACTCAGGAAACGGAACGCCCGTTTTTAGAAGCAGTTGGGAGCAGACTTTTATGCAGTTCTGTGACAACAATCCAAACGTTATGGCATGGGCAAGTGAACCAGTCAGAGTTACTTACAAACATCCTTTAACTGGCAAATTAACAACATATGTTCCTGATTTCGTTGTTGTGTATAGAGATTCCAATGGTAAGAAAAACGCAGAATTAATCGAAATCAAACCAGCAAATCAATCAAATCCAAAATTCGCACGTGGCAGGGCACAACAGTCACAAGTAGCAATAAATTATGCTAAGTGGGAAGCCGCTACACAATGGGCTAAAAAAAGAGGTATGAAGTTTAGAGTTCTTAATGAAGGCGATATTTATGCTAACACTAAGAAACCTAAAGCAGTTAAAAAACCTAAGAAGCCAATCAAACCAAGATAACACACCTTAGGACCGATATAAGTTTCGGCTTTGCTGTTACATATGTCTTATAGGTGAGGATGCCGTTATCCTTTATTCATATCGCTACTATGACTACAAAAAACGGCAACTTTATTTTTGATAAATACGTATATAATTAATTAAGAGTGTATATTATGACAAAGAAACTAGAAGAAACTTTTAATATTGGACCAACAGAAGAAGAACCTGTTGAGACAATTGAAGAGGAAACACCCTCAATAGAAGAATCGAAAGAACTAACAGAAATTCTATACTCAGAGTTGAAGACTACTGAGAAGATTGATAGTGCATTACCACTAGTATCAGACCTTAATCAACATGACAAAGAAATGGACGATATTCATAAAATGGCATTAGATGCGTTTAACGATTTGGTTCAATTAGGAATGAACGTAGAAGTACATGCTGGTGCTAAATTACTAGAAACAGCAAACCAGATGCTAAAAACAGCCATGGAAGCAAAAGATAGTAAGGTAGATAGAAAATTAAAGATGATTAATCTTCAACTTCAAAAAGCGAAGTTGGACCATAGTGTCCAGAAGTCACTACCAGAGGGTACAGAACTAGAAAGTGACGGAGCAATAACAATTGACCGTAATGAACTGCTAAAACGCATAGACAATGCCCAAAAAGATATAAAAAATGATAAATAAGAATAGAACAATTATACTTTAAAACATTATTGGAAGAGTTATGAAAACATTTAAACAATATTTAACAGAGTCAACAAAAGAACATAAGTTTACCCTTAGATTTTGTTGTGACTTAGACGAAACAGAAGAAAATCGCATTGAGGCATTCTTGTCAAAATATGACCTTAAGTCTATGTCTAAGACATCTACGACTCCAATCACTAAGAACCCAATGTTTTTTAAAGAAATAACAAATGCAAAAGTTTCAAAAATTGACATAGTTACAGGATATCCATTATCAGCAGACATTCTACAACAACAATTGAGTGATTTACTTAGTGTATATCTTACTCATGTCGTGGTTCATCCAGAAGGATGGGAACCTGAAGAAGAAGTTGTAGATGAAGATAAAGAGGCACTATTAGCATCAGATTATGACGAAACGTCAGATGATGGTAAGACTTATGGCAAAACTTTCGTAGATAAATTCTTAAATGATTTAGAGAAAAAAGAGCATGACGTAGTAGAAAATGAACTTAGCGTTACGCCAAAATCTGACAAAGCACAAGAACAAATGGACAAAGAAGAAAAATCTACTCCATCTGTAATCTCAGGAGATGAAAATGGAAAATAATAAACAGTACAACTTGACGCAAACTGAAGATAATGGTCAGTCAGTAACGACTACTACTACAACTACAGAACATGCTGATGAAATTTTACGTATGATGAAGTTAGCAGGTCTTGAAACTGCTCACGTTCATGGACATGATGAATCAATTGAAGAAGAAGTAGAAGCAGAGGTTTATGAGCCTACTGAAGCAAATGACAAATTAGACTTAGATGACTATTCTAAAAAGTCACCTGAAAGCATCTCAAAGCAAAAGAAATCAATTCAACCAACTCTTGGTGATAATCCATTAGAGTATTCATTAGATGAAAATGAAATTTATGAAGCGATGATGACAGAATTTAATGCAATGCAAGAAGAAGTTAACGAAGAAGAAGTTAACGAAGCACAAAGTCCAGCACAGAAGGCAGCATTTGCGAAAATGTTAGCCGCTAAGAATCCTAAAAAAGATGAAGCAGTTGAAGAAAAAGAAGAAACTACTGAAGAAAAAGTAGAAGAAACTACTGTTGAAGAAAATCTTGAAAAAGCACAAGAAGAAATTGACGAATTAAAAGAAGAAACTATATCTGAAGATTGTGGCTGTGGTCATGGTTCAGATTGCGATTGTGGTCCAGAATGTGATTGCGGTTGTAACTCAGTCAATGAAGAAGTAACAATACAAGATGCAGTTAACGAATCACAAGAAAGACTTAGAAATTTAATTAACTGGTAAAAACATCAATTCAAACAATAAAAAGTCTCCTAGTGAGACTTTTTTTGTGGGCGCCCAATAAAAAACCCGACATAAAGCCGGGCTTTCTAATTTATTAGATTATGATTTAGTAACCATATGCTTCATCATTATAACCTAGTCCTGAAGACGCGGTTGTAGTAATTGAACCAAAATCCTGTGTGTCAACTCTAACACCTGTAATTACACCCATACTAGTGTGACCACGAGTTCTGCCTGTTGAACCACCAGTTGCTGAACTATGTCCTGCACCTGAAGTTGGTAAATCATCACCGCTTGAAGTAATCGAACCAAAATCAGACATTTCTCTTAAATCAATTGAACGTCTAACCTTAATACGAGCCATCCCTGCGATTGCTCTAAGACCTCTGTATCTTGCCATTTTATTTCTCCCATAAAGTTGATGTCGAGGTGGGAATCCCCAATCATCAATAGTATTTATCATTCTTGGCGGTATCATTATAATCAAAGATAAATACTTATAGATAATTAAGTGAGTATATAATAATAGATGGCAGATTTAACAAAAAAACCATATCAAAAAACCCAATTTAGTAACACACAGTTGCTAGAATTTAGTAAGTGTATGAATGACCCTTTCTATTTTTTGAATAAGTATTTCTGGATTCAGCATCCTACTAAAGGGCAAATATTGTACCATGCATATGATTACCAACAAGAATTAGCAAATTCTTATCATAATTTTAGATTTTCTATATCTATGTTAGGTAGACAGATGGGTAAGTCAACTACTGCTGGCGGGTATTTATTGTGGTATGCAATGTTTAATGCAGACCAAACAGTTCTGATTGCGGCGCACAAATATTCTGGTGCCCAAGAAATTATGCACAGAATTAGATATGCATATGAGATGTGTCCAGATTTTATTCGTGCTGGTGTAACAAACTACAACAAAGGTAGTATTGAATTTGATAATGGCTCTCGTATCATTGCTCAAGCAACGACAGAAAATACTGGTCGTGGTCTTTCAATCTCATTACTCTATGCAGATGAGTTTGCGTTTGTTAGACCTACGATAGCAAAAGAATTCTGGACTTCTATCTCACCAACACTAGCCACAGGTGGTAAAGCAATCATTACATCAACTCCTAACTTAGATGATGACCAGTTTGCGACTATATGGTCAGGTGCTAATAAGAGATTAGATGATTATGGAAATGAAACAGAAGTTGGTATTAATGGTTTCAGACCATACAAAGCATTATGGCATCAACATCCAGACAGAGATAAACAGTGGTCAGTTGAAGAAGAAGCACGTGTTGGTAAAGAACGTTTTTTAAGAGAACACGAGTGTCAGTTTATTGCATATGATGAAACATTAGTTAACAGTCTGAAGTTATCGGGAATTAAAGGAAGAGAACCGATACTAAGAACAGGACAAGTTAGATGGTATGAAAACATTAATAAAGATTCCTCATATGTTATAGGATTAGACCCGTCAATGGGAACTGGAGGAGATAACGCCGCTATTCAAGTATGGGCATTACCAGAACTAATACAAGTTGCAGAATGGCAAAATAATAGAACTGATGTACGTGGTCAGGTAGTTACAATGCATACTATTCTTACTATTATTAAAGATGAAATGGTTGAACTTGGTAATAGTAATCCCGATATATACTGGTCAGTAGAGAACAATTCACTAGGAGAAGCCGCTCTGATAGTCATTGAAGAAATGGAAGAAGATAGATTTCCTGGGACATTCCTACATGAACCTAAAAAGAAAGGCAGACAACGTGTCTCCAGAAAAGGATTTACTACTACATACAAGACAAAGATTACTGCTTGTATGAAGATGAAATCATGGATTGAGAGTGATAAGATGGTTCCTACAAGTAAAAACTTCATAAGAGAACTGAAAACTTTCATAGCAAAAGGAAAAAGTTATGAAGCAAAAACAGGTGAGACAGATGACTTAGTGTCAGCAACATTGTTATGTGTTCGTCAAATACAGTTTATATCTAGGTTTGAAGAAGGATATGAAGTAATGCTCGGTGAGAGCCTGGATGGTGATGTTGAATACAATGAACCACTTCCTATCATTTTTTGATAAATACATGAAACAAGTACGGAAAACTAATTATGGCAATAAATTTAAACGACATATCAACAAAAGTAATGAAACTGATGCAAGGCAGTGGGCATGCAATGAAAATGTTTGACGCTAATAGCGGCAAAAGTGTTGCAACTCCTGAAGAAGCACGGTTTTTTTATGTTAAAGAACCAAACATGATGGTTCATATCGATGGAACAACTAATGAACTAAAGTTTCATATTGGTGAAGATGTCGATATTGATAACGAAAGTGTCAATAATATGATGAATCAATTGAAAAACTTAGCACGAACTAATATGCTAGACTTTGATATTCGTTCATTCGGAAAACATATAGAGCCTAAAAACTATGCATATAAGGTTAAACAAAATAAGGAGCAAACCATGACAGACCACGTCAATGAAGGCATGGGCCCATTGTCGGGTTCATCGAAAACAAGTAGACAGACATTAGAAAATGTCCGACTAATTTTAAAACACCGTGCGCCAGTAAACGAAGAATCTCGTGGTTCTCGTTCACGCAACATCTCAGCAATATTCGTTGAGACTGGCGAAGGCGAACGTTTTAAATACCCATTTATTCACTTAAACGGTGCAAGAGCAATGGCACGTCACGTAGCATCAGGTGGTGAAACACATGATATGGTAGGCGAAGCAATTATAGAGATGTCTGATAATTTAGCAAGACTAAAAGAGTTTATGCATCTTGTCAATAAACAAGAATTAGTAAATGAAACAAATCGTGCTGATGTTTGGAATGTAAAGCGTAGTGTACAATCAATTAAAGAAAAAGTACAGAGAATTCAAGGTGCAAAAGGTTATGCTAATTGGGTATCAGATATGGCACTTAACGATGTTCAACCACAAGTAGAGATTTCAGAAGAAGCAGTAGATAATTTTGTACAGAAGTTTACAAAAACAACATTCGAAGAATCACTAAGAGATATTTTTCCATTACTACACAAAGTTAATGAAGAAGAAATGGAAAATCGTAGAGATAACCAAACTGCAAGAGTTCTAGAAATAATGACTGCAAAAGTCAAAAAGACTGGTGAAAAAATAAACACAATTTCTTTTGGTGCTCCAAGTTCTTCATCTTATGACTACTCACAAATTAAAAAGCAGTTCGCAGAACCACGTACTCCAGAAGAAGCGACTCAAAACAAGATTTCTAAGATAGCAATGACATTTGATGATTTGGCTGACAGAGTTCAAGTAGATACATTATTAGACAAGAAAGGTAAAAAGAAAGGTCATGATTTAGCGGCTGAAGTTTCTTTTTTCTTAACTGATATTGCTAACGAAATTCGTTCAAATCCAAGAGGCATAGACAAACAAGATATGCAAGTTGCTGGACACTTACTTAAGATGTCAAAAGCATCAGTAGAAACAGCAGAACCAAAAACAGCAGATACACAAATATCTGAGATGCTCGAAGAGGCTTTCTCAAAGTTTAATGTAGATAAAGTTTAATGTAAAAATAAGTAATTTTCTTGTTGACATTCATAGTCAACCTATGCTATAATAGAGAAGAGTGTCAAAACTCTTCTTTTTTATTGGGCAATAACCACTAGGTTAAAAAACTTTCAAAAAGACGTATTTAACACTTGACTTTGACGAAAAAGATAAGTATAATAGTATCATTAGTAGAAATATGTATGGTACATAAAAACTAATAAAAAACTAATAGTAATAAGTAACAAAAAACTAATAAAGGCTAATATAGGAGAAAATAATGGCTACACTAGCAGAAATCCGTGCGAAACTTCTCGCACAAGACAGTAAAGCATCAGACAATGCATCCTCAAACAGAGGCACAGATGCTGTATACCCTTTCTGGAATATGGACAACGACAATACAGCAGTATTGAGGTTCCTTCCAGACTCAGACCCAACAAACACATTCTTTTGGAAAGAACGCCAAGTTATCAAACTTCCGTTCCCAGGTGTTAAAGGTGGTGATGAACAAAAACGAGTAATCGTTCAAGTACCTTGCGTTGAAATGTGGGGCGAGTCTTGCCCAATTCACGCTGAAATTCGTCCTTGGTTTAAAGACCCAGCAATGGAAGACTTAGGTCGTACATACTGGAAAAAACGTTCATACGTTTTTCAAGGTTTGGTTGTAACTGACCCAATTGGTGGTGAGCAACCCGAAAATCCAATCCGTAGATTTATCATTGGACCACAAATCTTCAAGTTATTGAAGGCGGCTCTAATGGATCCAGACATGGACAATCTACCAACGGAATATGAAAACGGTACTGATTTCCGTCTAACTAAAACAACAAAAGGTCAGTATGCTGACTATTCAACTTCATCGTGGTCTCGTAAAGAGCGTTCACTAAATGAAGATGAACGTCAAGCGGTAGAAACTAATGGTCTTTATGACTTGAATGAGTTTATGCCTAAGCGTCCAACGGCGGATGACATGCGAATTATCACAGAGATGTTTGAAGCATCTGTTGATGGTGAATTGTATGACCCAACTCGTTGGGGACAGCACTATAAACCTTATGGGTTAGATGTTCCTGCAGGAACTTCTGTACCAACTCCAACACCTTCTGCTCCGAAAGTAGAAGAAGTTAAGGTAGTTGCTCCAGTAGAAACTGTTACAGAAGCATCAGCACCGACTCCAGCACCAGCACCAGCCGAAACGACTGATGCATCTGGAAATGCGGCAGATATCTTAGCAATGATTCGTAGTAGAAAAACAGACTAAGAACCAATATTGAGTGGGGGAGAGTTATTCTCCCCTTACTCTTTTATATCACATAAGGAGAAATATATGGCACGAGCCTTTGATGCGAGTAAGTTTCGCAAAAATATAACAAAATCTGTTCCTGGTATGAGTGTTGGTTTTAGAGACCCAGACACTTGGGTTTCAACAGGAAATTTCACATTAAATAAACTTATCAGTAACGACTTCCATAAGGGAATTCCACTTGGTAAAGTAACAGTCTTTGCAGGTGAAAGTGGTGCAGGTAAATCATTTATCGCCGCTGGTAACATAGTTAAAAACGCACAAGACCAAGGAATTTTTGTAGTTCTAATCGACAGTGAGAATGCACTAGACGAAACATGGTTACATGCACTCGATGTAGATACTACGCCAGAAAAACTATTAAAATTAAACGTAGCAATGATTGACGATGTTGCTAAAATCATTTCAGACTTTATGAAAGGTTATAAAGAAGACCACGCAGATAGACCAGACGAAGACCGTCCTAAGGTTTTATTTGTGATTGATAGTCTAGGAATGATGATGACCCCAACTGATGTTGACCAGTTCAATAAGGGAGACATGAAAGGTGATATGGGTCGTAAGCCAAAAGCATTGGCATCGTTAGTACGTAATAGTGTGAATATGTTTGGTGACTATAACGTAGGTTTAGTTGCGACAAATCACACGTATGCATCACAAGATATGTTTGACCCAGACGATAAGATATCAGGTGGTCAAGGGTTTATCTATGCTAGTTCTATTGTAGTAGCAATGCGTAAACTTAAACTAAAAGTAGATGCAGATGGTAACAAAACTTCACAAGTGCATGGTATTAGAGCGGCTTGTAAAGTAATGAAAACACGATACTCAAAACCATTTGAGAGTGTGCAAGTTGAGATTCCATACGAAACTGGTATGAGTCCTTATAGCGGTCTAGTTGAGTTCTTCGAAGCAAAAGGTTTACTTGTTAAACAAGGAAATCGATTGAAGTATATGGCTAAATCTGGCGAAGAGATGATTGAATTTCGCAAGAATTGGTCAGATGAAAAACTTGATATTGTTATGAATGATTGGAATGAAGAGAACATTGATGCTGAAAAACACGAATTAGAATCAGTTGAAACTGTGGACTCTGAAGAAGTATAAAATAAAGCAATCTGTATAAATAGATTGCTTATCATAACAAGAAAAAACTAAGAGGAGTCAACTTGGAATCAGAATCACTTTACGAATTGTGGGAAACTTTAGTGAACTATATTCCTGGCAAAGATAGAATAGAAGCCGGAGAAATGTTCATAAAGCAATGCGATGATTTAGGAATGAGTAGTGAAGATATAGAAATACTAATTGACGGCAACCCAATTCTTTTGGTTGCAATAGATAGATACTTCGAGGATGAAGAAGATGAAAACGAAGATGACACCGATGATTGGGACTGATGAACTGGTATAGCAAAGTAGTAAAAGACTGGGGTGAAATTCCTAATTGTATTCAATACTTTGAAACAGAGTTAAAGGATGCAAGAAAGGAAGTGAAGATACAAGGTAATATTGAAAAAAATGCCACGTATCTTCCTGCTTATGTAGAACTTCGTTTTGGTCAGTTACAAGAGATAGAAGCCATTTTAGAACATCTAAATATATCATTACGAAAGAAAAGAAGTTCGTATCTACGAAAATATTTAGAGAACTATAATAAAGTATTGAGCAGTAGAGATGCTGAAAAATACGCAGATGGCGAAGATGAAATCGTTGCAGTTGGTGAATTGATAAACCAAGTAGCACTCATCAGAAATCAGTATCTCGGAATAACAAAAGGGTTTGAAATTAAGCACTTTCAACTGTCTAACATAATTAAGTTACGTGTTGCAGGTATGGAAGATTCAGAGATTAACACATATTAGGATAGAGGGCATAATGAACGGGATTCATATAGTTAAACGAAACGGAGAGAGAGAGGAATTAGACTTAGAGAAAATGCACAAAGTCGTTTTTGAAGCATGTAACAATATCAATAATGTATCTGCCAGTGAAGTCGAATTAAAATCTCATATCCAGTTTCATAGTGGAATGACTAGTAGCGAAATACAAGAAACATTAATTAAAGCGGCTGCTGAGTTGATAACAGAAGATACTCCCAACTATCAATGGGTAGCAGGTAATCTAATTAATTACCATATCAGAAAAGAAGTATACAATGATTTTGAACCATGTGGTATTTTGCAGTTGGTCAATCAGAATGTGAAGTCTGGCTTTTATGATAAAGAACTATTAACGGATTATTCAGAAGAAGAATGGGAAAAGATTAATGGTTTTATCAGACATGATAGAGATTTTGATATCACATATGTTGGGATGGAACAATTTCGTGGTAAGTATCTAGTACAAAATAGAGTTACACATAAGATATACGAAACACCACAAATGGCATACATGCTAATTGCGGCAACGTTATTCAGTAACTATCCAAAAGAAGAAAGATTAAAATGGGTTAAGGATTATTATGATGCTATCAGTACATTTGATATCTCATTACCAACGCCTGTTATGGCTGGTGTTCGTACACCACAAAGACAATTCAGTAGTTGCGTATTAATTGAAACAGATGATAGTTTAGATAGTATCAATGCGACATCTAGTTCAATTGTTAAATATGTCTCTCAGAAAGCAGGAATTGGGGTTGGTGCGGGTAGTATCCGTGCTATAAACTCACCTATTCGTAATGGCGATGCAAGTCATACTGGCGTTATTCCATTCTATAAGATGTTTCAAGCGGCAGTTAAATCGTGTTCACAGGGCGGTGTTAGAGGCGGTGCCGCAACATTGTACTATCCTGTATGGCATTATGAAGTTGAAGATTTACTTGTTTTAAAGAATAATAAGGGCACAGAAGACAATCGTGTTCGTCACATGGACTATGGTGTTCAGTTCAATAAACTTATGTATGAACGACTAATGCAAGGTGGTAACATCACATTGTTCAGTCCACAAGATGTCCCAGGATTGTATGAGGCATTCTTTAATGACCAAGATAAGTTCCGTGAACTATATGAACAAGCAGAACGTAAAACATCTATTCGTAAGAAAACAGTACCTGCTATTGAGTTATTTTCATCGTTTATGAATGAACGTAAGAATACAGGTCGTATCTATTTGATGAATGTTGACCACGCAAATGACCATAGTTCTTTTGATACAAAAGTGGCACCAATCAAACAATCAAATCTATGTTGTGAGATTACTCTTCCAACTAAGCCATTGAGTAGTGTGATGGATGAAGAAGGAGAAATTGCTCTCTGTACACTAAGTGCTATCAATTGGGGCAATATTAAATCACCAAAAGATTTTGAGAAGCCATGTGAGTTGGCAATAAGAGGACTTGATGCACTATTGAGTTATCAGGATTATCCACTCATTGCTGCCGAGTTGGCAACAAATAATAGGAGACCTTTGGGTGTAGGCATTATTAATTTTGCGTATTGGCTGGCTAAAAATGATACGAATTACTCTGACCCTAACTTAGAGTTAGTTGACGAATGGACAGAAGCATGGAGTTATTATCTAATCAAAGCCTCAAATAATTTGGCAAAAGAAATTGGAGCATGTCCAAAGTCTAATGAAACAAAGTATGGACATGGAGTCGTACCAATAGATACACGTAAAATAGAGATTGATGAACTTGTTTCTCATAAAGAAAGAATGGATTGGAAATCTCTTAGAGAAGACCTTAAAGAATATGGAATTAGAAACTCAACAGTGATGGCACTTATGCCTGCAGAAACATCAGCACAGATTAGTAATAGTACAAATGGTATTGAACCACCACGTAGCCTTGTTAGTGTTAAACAATCAAAGCACGGAGTACTAAAGCAAGTAGTTCCTGGCATTCACAAGTTGAAAAACAAATATGAACTTCTATGGGACCAGAAAAGCCCAGAAGGTTATTTAAAGATTATGGCAGTATTACAAAAGTATATCGACCAAGGTATCTCAGTGAACACAAGTTATAATCCAGTACATTTTGAAGATGAAAAGATTCCAATGTCAGTGATGTTACAACATCTTATAATGTTTTATAAGTATGGTGGAAAACAATTGTATTACTTCAATACATTTGATGGACAAGGTGAACTAGATATCAATGCTCTTAATAATGAAGAACCATTAGAGCCAGGATTAATAGATGATGAGGATTGTGAAGGCTGTGCCATTTAATGGAACTAAGCAACCTTCCAAGTTATAAATTAGCAAAGTGTTTGTGTGTAAGACCGCTATCGCCAGATAACCCGGAATTAGGATATTTTAATTCTTGCACAGAACAACCACAGTCGAAATCAAATAAAATAGTAGAAGATGAATTTTTTTCTGGACGTGGTAGATTTTATTGGTATGACATTAAACTTGATTCAAGTGTAGACTTTTCTGTGTATCAAAAATTTATAACAGAATTTTTAAGAAGAGGCGAAACACATGATTGCTTAATACACTTATCGAATGTAATATATGAACCTCAATACGATAAAGAATTAGTATCATTATATAACATGCCACATTTATCACAATTTATAGAAGTAACTTCTTCTATTCCGCAAACTATATATTTTGATTTGGATGATAAAAGATTTGAACCGACCTCACTAAGAGAATTAATTGAAGTAGACAAGTTGTGTAGAAAACTTGAAGGTATTCCAAATATTTCATATTTCTTAATAAATGTATCAGTACACACAAGAAATAAGGATAATTCACTTAGTGACGTTAGCACAGTACTAGCAGTAAACGACCTTTATTACAAAGAACTAATGGTAAAAGAAGAAGAGAAAATGATGCAGAAGATAAATATGAAGCAATTGAGAGAAAACTAAGAGAGGAAACTATGAGCGTATTTAATTCAAACAACAAACAAGACCACACAAAAGCGAAAGCATTTTTGGACCCGTCAGGAGGAGTGACAATCCAGCGTTATGATATGTTGAAGTATAAACAGTTTGACAAACTAACTGATAAGCAGTTAGGTTTCTTCTGGCGTCCAGAGGAAGTTGATTGTCATAAGGATGCAAACGACTTCAATAATCTTACAGATAATGAAAGACACATTTTCACAAGTAATCTTAAAAGACAAATCATATTAGATAGTGTTCAAGGTCGTGCGCCAGTCGAAGCATTTGGACCACTAGTAAGTATTCCAGAACTAGAAGCATGGATTCAAACTTGGACATTCAGTGAAACAATTCACTCACGCAGTTACACACATATTATTCGTAATGTGTATGCTAATCCTAGCAAAGTATTCGATGAGATGATGAATATTCCTGAGATTACAGACTGTGCCGATGCTATTAGTACTAACTATGATGAACTTATTGCCCTTTCATTACAGTATCAATACCTAGGAGTAGGCAATCATACAGTCAATGGCAAGAAAGTTAATGTAGACTTATACGAACTTAAGAAAGCATTATACAAAACACTAATGAGTGTTAACATCCTAGAAGGTGTTCGTTTCTACGTATCATTTGCTTGTAGTTGGGCGTTTGCTGAACTTAAGAAGATGGAAGGCAATGCTAAAATTATTAAACTAATTGCACGTGATGAGAATTTGCACTTGGCATCTACTCAATCACTTCTAAAGATTTTACCTAAAGATGATAAAGATTATATTAAAATTGCAAAAGAAACAGAAAAAGAATGTATTCAGATGTTTGTTGATGCAGTTGACCAAGAAAAAGCATGGGCTGAGTATCTATTTAAAGATGGCAGTATGATTGGATTAAACACACAACTATTAAGTGATTACATTGAATGGATTTGTTGCAAACGTATGATTGCTGTTAATCTAAAATGTCCATATGTTGTTCCACAATCAAATCCACTACCGTGGACTCAGAAATGGATTGCAGGTGCAGATGTACAAGTAGCACCACAAGAAACAGAAATCACTTCTTATATTCAAGGAGGAGTGAAGCAAGACGTATCAGAAGACACGTTTGGCGGAATGTCATTGTGATAGAATTAGATAGCATAGGTAAAGTAGATTATGAAGTAAAAGATTTTGTTGCGTTAACACCTCATAACGAGGCGCACTTTTGTTTAGTACCTAGGACAGTTGACCAAGAAACTATTTTAAAGTTACAAAAAGTAATGATGGACATAGGCAATGCAAACATTAAGAATGGAGTATGCAAAGAATACCATACTGTAATGAGATTTGTCAATGACCATCCAATTGTAGAAATACATTTAACACAGGAGAAAAGTATGACCAAAATAGGAACAGAGTTTCAAATATGGATACAAAGTACTTGGATGGAACATCTAGACGAGAAACTGGCTTGGAAAGAAAAAGTAGATTACACACAAGCCGAGTGGATTAAGAATAATATTAAATTCTTAACAAATAGATTTCAAGAAGTTAGAGAACTTCCACCTGAAGTAAAACAAAGAGCCAGAGCAATAGACGGATTTGGTGAGTAATGAAAATCGTACTTGCCACTGGTGGATTTGACCCAGTTCATTCTGGGCATATTTCATATCTTAAAGCCGCTAAAGAATTAGGTGACCATTTAATCGTTGGCTTAAACTCAGACGAATGGTTAGAACGTAAAAAGGGTAAAGCATTTATGCCCTGGAACGAACGTCTTTGTATTGTAAACAACTTACAAAAGGTAGACGAAGTGTTTACATTTATGGATGACGATGACACTGCCATAAACTTTATAAAACAAGTCAGAGCCCACTACCCAACCGATAAACTAATTTTTGTTAATGGCGGAGACAGAACAGCAGACAATGTTCCAGAAATGGTATTTGATGATGTTGAGTTTGTATTCGGCGTTGGCGGAGAAGATAAGAAAAACTCAAGCAGTTGGATATTAGAAGAATGGAAATCACCTAAAACAATTCGTAATTGGGGATGGTATAGAGTATTAGATGATAAGTCTGGATATAAAGTTAAAGAATTAGTAATAGCACCTGGACAAAGTTTAAGTATGCAACGCCATAAACATAGAGCAGAACACTGGTACATTCTTAAAGGTGAATGCACATTTAATGTAATAAACATTTCTTCTGATATTGAAGAACTAGGAAAATATAAAGAAAATCATACTATTACAATTGAAAAAGATAAATGGCACCAAGCATGTAACACCACAACCGAACCCTGTCACATATTAGAAGTACAATATGGTGACAAGTGTATAGAAGAAGATATTGTGCGAATGAAATAAATAAAAGAGCATGATAATATGTAAATTTCACAACTAAAAGGAGTAAGATATGAAACTTATTAAGACAGGAAATATATATGACAAGGATAACTCAATGAATTTATTAAACTTAACAGAAACTGAAATCTCTCAGTTAATCGACTCTCTGGCTACAAATCCAACAATCGAAGCAGACAAAAAAGAACCAACATTGAATTGGTTGCGTGAGCAATTGTCTGAACAGAAAATAGGTGGTGCATGGAAACGAAGACTTAGAGAAAAAGGTCATGTCATTTAAGAATTTAATTTATGCAATTTGTATAACGGCTGTAATTTTATTTGCATTTGTAAAGTCAGTAGAAGCCCAGCCACATAACGTGGTAGATACTGACCCAGAGTTGCTCGTTATTGCATCTGAATTAGAAGACAAAGAAATGGCTATAATGGTATTGGGTGGCATAGATTACTATGTACAGGAATGTACCCCATTAACTTCTCGTGGAGTTATATACAAAGCCAAAATAATCACATACCATGACATAAACAAGACATTATTACCAATTAATCCGACATATATCAAGGGTGCGTTAGCAGTATCAGGATATGATTGTTATGAGATGTTCAAATTGATAGAACAATTAGAAGTAGAGGTAGTAGAAGAACCAACCCATCCAATAGATAAACAGCAAAGTATTTCGTAAGATTTATTGACTTGGTTACAATTATGTGTTATAATTGTTATAATTAGACTAGAGGAATAGGATGATAGAAACAGATATAGTATTATTAACGGTAGCCTTCATTGGTCTTTGTGCATATTTTAGTTATAAGAGCGGTATGAAAGAAGGATATCATCAAATGGCACTTGAAATTACCTCGGCGATAGTTGAGATACATTTTGAGAAAGAAAAAGTCGAGGCAATGAAACTCGAAGTAGAAGAAATTCAAAAAGAATGTGCAAAGTTAATGGAAGAGAGTAAGACATGAAAATCATTTCAGGAAATAGTAACTTAAAACTCGCAGAAGAAATTGCATCACATTGTTTTGCCGGTTTAGTACCTGCAGAAATCAAAACTTTTGCAGATGGCGAGAGTAGTGTAGAGTTTTTAGAGAATGTTCGAGGCGAAGATGTCTTTATCGTTCAGAGTACTAGTCAACCAGTAAATGATAATCTAATGGAATTGCTCGTAATGATTGATGCCGCAAAGCGTAGTAGTGCAAAACGTATTACAGCAGTCATCCCTTATTTTGGTTACGCAAGACAAGATAGAAAAAGTGCAAGTCGCACTCCAATCACTGCAAAATTAGTAGCAAATCTAATGACAGAAGCAGGTGCAGATAGAGTTTTAACGATGGACTTACATGCTGGACAAATTCAAGGGTTCTTTGATATTCCAGTTGATGATTTAACAAGTCGTATTGTATTTGCGAAAGATATTAAAAGAACATTAGGTGATAAAGCCTATAAAAATACAGTATTCGTTTCGCCTGATGCAGGTGGTACTATGAGAGCCCGTAAATTCGCTGAAATGTTTCATGGTGATATTGCTATCGTAGATAAACGTAGACCTAAAGCAGGTAAAAGCGAAGTGATGAATATTATCGGTGAAGTTGAAGGTTCACACGCAATATTAGTTGATGATATCATTGATAGTGGTGGTACATTATGTAATGCCGCAAAGGCAATCATGGATGCGGGTGCATTAAGTGTACGAGCATACATTACCCACGGAGTTTTGACTGGCGAAGCATGTCAGAAGGTAGAAAAAAGTGTATTAAAAGAATTAGTAATCACAGACAGCATTGAATTCCGTTGTCCTGATGATTTAAAAAAGACACGGCAAGTTAGTGTTTCAAAACTATTCGGTGAAGCAATTCGCAGAGTAAGTAATGAAGAAAGTGTGAGTTCGTTATTTTTTAACCAAAAGGTATAACTATGGACACGAAGGCATTAAAAATAGACACATTAATAGAGCATAAAGCATCTCATAGAGTAGCAAAAATCACGGATATCTATCATCCACCCGATAATCCTTTCGTTATCTCACTAACGTACAAATATATTGATACAGACAGGGTTCGTACAATAATTGACAGTACATTAGAGAGTTTTGGTGAACATTGGGACATTTTAGACACTAAATCTAAAGAAATAGAGCAAACACCAGCCTAATTTCTAGATGAATGAAGAAGTCTAAGTGGAAATGGTTATTAAGCCTCACTTCTCTGCTAATCTTTGTTAAAATACTCATATGGGTGTTTATTTTCTATAAAATAGGAGTTTTCTAACTCTAAAAACCCCAAAAACTTGACAAATCCATCTTTTGGTGTATACTGTAAGTATATTAAATAGAAGAGAGGGTTAAATATGGCTTATATATCAACTGATGAAGTAAAAGCAGTTCGAGTTGCTCTTAAAGAGCGTTTCAAAAACAAACTTAAGTTCTCCGTTCGTAGAGAACACTATTCAAGTCTCCAAGTTTCTATCGTTTCTGGTGAAATCAACTTTTTTGACGGAAGTTTAAACAAAAAAGACAAGTATCACCCAGAGGCTGCCGAATATGTGTTCGATGGTTATGAACAAATCAATGAATATTATCCTGAACATTATGGAAAGCATGATAGAAGGTGGTCGTGCTTGGTATGACAATTCAGATGCAATGACTGATTATTTTGATACTGCTTACTACACTAATATACGTATCGGTAAGTGGGACAAGCCTTATGTATTTACAGGAGCGAAATAATGACGAAATTTAAACTTTTTCAAATACATCTTACAGATGCGGAAGTAGATAAAATTAATGCTGAAGGACATGATAGTGTTCATAAGCAATCGCTAAAATTAGATATGAGCCTTAGAAAAAATGACACAGGTGCTATTGCCAAAGAGGCATTTGACCTAGGTTATTATACTCATGTTAGTAATATTAGTGCTGAAGGACTTGAAGGTGTTTTTCATGTGGGTAATATGGGACCAGAATCACAAATCGAAAGACTTGGTGATATGTATTCTGTAAGTGTTAGTGATATCGTTATCGATGAAACTGGAAAGAAATCAGTTGTCGCAGATATTGGATTTAAGGAGGTCTTATAATGTCAGTCGAACTAAAATTCAAAAATAAAAAAATTACTATAGACCTTGATGGACCACAAGGCAATGCGTTTGCTTTAATGGGATATGCACTCACGTTGTCACGCAGTTTTCAATTAAATGGAAACACCATCGTAGATGAAATGAAATCAGGTGATTATATAAATTTACTAAAAGTATTTGATGATAATTTTGGTGATGCGGTAGTGTTACAAACTGAAAATGCTGAATATCTTGAGGCATTTGCAACATAAAAATTGCAAAAACTTGACAGGTTACGGTTTTGTGTTATAATATAGTTATATTAAACAAATGAGAGGGTTGAATATGAACAATATAAAGATAGAAAACGGGTTGTACAATAATACAGACATCAACGGTGTCTTTCCTTTAGTTAAGGGTCTTACAAAATCAAAAGATGGTTCGTATTTTGTAAAAATTAAAGTAAGCGATGCTGAGGACAAAGTCTTCAAAGGTCGTGATGCAGTTCGAGTTAAAATTATGAACCAAGACCAAGTTACAGAGATTAAAAATGTCAAACTCGGTAAGAAAATGGTTGAAACTGAAGACCAAGCAATTGAACGAATTGCTGAACGTTTTAAGATTTTAGAAGAAATGACAGGTGCAACACTTGACGGTATTGTACGAGGCATGGTTGTTACAGGACCTCCAGGAGTCGGTAAGACTTATGGTGTTGAACAAGTTCTTGAAAAAGATAGTTTGTTTGATGTGATGGCTTCTCGTCCACTACGACATACATTTGTTAAAGGTGCCATGTCGGCAATTGGGTTGTATGCTAAACTCTATGAGTATAAAGATTCTAAAAACATTCTTGTTTTAGACGATTGTGATAGTATCTTGTTTAATGAAGATGCCCTTAATATTCTAAAAGCGGCACTTGACTCGTGTAAGAAACGAAGAATTTCATGGAACACAGATTCTAACTTGTTACGCCGTGAGGGAGTACCTTCAACGTTTGATTTTAACGGTTCTGTTATCTTTATTACTAACTTGAAGTTTGATAACATGCGTAATACGAAAATCAAAGACCACTTAGATGCGATTATGTCTCGTTGTCATTACCTTGATTTAACACTTGATACAACTCGTGATAAGATTATGCGAATTAAACAGATTGCCCGTGATGGTGGATTGTTTGATACTAAAGGTCTTACTAAGATTGAAGAAGAAGAAATTATCGAGTTCATGGTTGAAAAGCAAGATAGATTGCGTGAAGTTTCATTGAGGATGGCTCAAAAGATTGCTGACCTACGAAATATGGATAAAAATCGTTGGAAAGTTCTTACTGAATCAACTTGTATGAAACGTAACGTTTAATAAAATTTAAAAAGTTCACCCCTCGGCGCTGGTAATAGAAATATTACCGGCGTTTTTTTATACAGAAAACACTTGAATTCTTGGGTGGAATATGTTATACTAAGTTAAATGCTGAGAAAAAACTATAAATGAACAAATGTACAATCATAATCAAGGACGAAGTAAACGTCAAGTTAGAAGGCCTTGACCCGTCTACTCGCAGAAAGTGTAGTGATAAACTAAAGTTTTTCCTACCTCATGCGTTTCATATGCCTGCATATAAACTTGGTAGATGGGATGGCACAGTCCGCTTTTGTGATGTTGGTGGTAGAACTTTTCTAAATTTGTTAGACGATGTTTTACCCGTAATCATTGAACAAGGTTATGAGATAATCATTGATGATAGGCGTGAGAACGAAGAAATGAGTTTTTCCATAGTAACTGAGAACTTCTGGGAAGGCAAGACTTGGCCTGAAGGACACATAAAAGCAGGCGAGCCCATTGTATTAAGAGATTATCAAGTAGATGTAATCAATCAGTTCATATCTGCACCACAATGTCTCCAAGAGATAGCCACGGGTGCTGGTAAGACGATTATGACTGCTACAATGAGTAAGATAGTAGAGAAGTATGGTAGGTCAATCATTATCGTTCCAAATAAAGATTTAGTACGCCAGACAGAAGAAGATTACAGAAACTGTGGATTAGATGTTGGTGTATACTTTGGAGACAAAAAAGAAGAAGGCAAAACACATACAATCTGTACATGGCAAAGTTTGAATTCATTACTAAAGAAGACCAAGAAAGGTGAAGCCAATATTCAGGACTTCATTGAAGATGTATGTTGTGTTATCGTTGACGAAACTCACCAAGCAAAAGCAGATGTTTTAAAAGACTTGTTAACTGGTGTATTCGCTAATGTACCTATTCGTTGGGGATTAACAGGAACTATTCCTAAGAGTGATTGGGAAAACGCTAGTCTACGTAGTTCACTTGGTGAGGTAATAAACAAACTGTCAGCAAAAGAATTACAGGACCAAGGTGTCTTAGCAAACTGCCACGTCAATATAGTTCAAACACAAGAAACTGCAATCTATTCTAATTATCAAAATGAAATGACATTTTTACTTGAAGATAAAAAGAGATTAGATTATGTTTCAGAAATGATTAAAGAAATTTCTCAAACAGGTAATACTCTTGTGTTGACTAATAGAATTAAGAACGGCGAAGCACTACAAGAATTAATAGATGGGGCAGAGTTTGTTCAAGGCTCTATGGCAGTAACAGATAGAAAGGATGCTTATAATGAGATAAATGAAGGCACAAATACAATTACAATTGCTACTTATGGAGTAGCGGCAGTTGGTATTAATATTCCTCGTATATTTAATTTGGTATTATTAGAACCAGGCAAATCGTTTGTTAGAGTTATTCAATCGATTGGTCGTGGAGTTCGAATGGCTGAAGATAAAGATTTTGTACAAATATGGGACGTAACAAGTAGATGTAAGTTCTCAAAGAGACATTTAACAGAACGAAAAAAATACTATAAAGAGGCTTCATACCCATTCACAATAGATAAGATTACATATTAAAGGACAACTATGAAAATATTAACACCAGATAACAAATGTTTCGAAATGAACAGTTTACCAGATGAGATAGACGACATTCGATATTGCGTAATGGACGTAACAGACAAAGATGACCCAGATTTCTTTTTCATCCCACTAGTGTTTATAGAAACATTTAGTGCGCCTAGTATGAATATCAGTATTGGTCCACATAACATTGAAATGCCAATTGATTGGAATATTATGATTGGTGAAGCAGAATTAGGATTATGTGAATTTATTCCACTAACAAGTATTAATGAACGTAAGTTCGATACGCTATTGACAAATCCACTAAAAGGGTTTACAATGGATTGGCAACCAATTAAAGTTAACAATGTATTTGCAGATGTGAAATGGTTCTTTCCGAAACTTAAATACGGACACATTCTTGCAATACCATTAGAATACGGAGATAGCCCTAAATGTGCATATTTTGTAAAAGACTTAAATCGAATTCCAGACCAGATGGCAAGTTATGACTTCTTCTAAGCACAGAGTAGTATTCGACACTACTCGTGGAGCAGAATCTAAGCATAGAGTAGTTATTGATGCATACAAGCAAGGAGATATGGCATTCAAATGGTGTGCAGATAATATTCCATTGTCAGAATGGTCAACAGTTACTAGTGCAGTTGGTGAATGGTTTTATTTTAAAGACGAGAAATATGTTCAGAATTTTTTATTAGTTAACGGCGGAAGGTATTATAAAAATGGCAAGTAAGTTACCATTAAGTGATGTTTTAAGTGCGGTCGACAGGCGAGACTTCAATTGGTATGCTAACTTAGATGCTGAGAAAAAGAAAGCATGGAGTAGTTGGTTGTTCATTAGGTACGTAAGTTCTACAAAGAGCAAAGACCGAGATGAACTATTACTTAATACAAATGAGTTTGTAAACAAGAACTATGCTGATATTCATAAGCACGAAGAATTAGTTTGGAAGTTAATGTGTTTGACTGGCACAGGTAAGAAACAGTTCCATGAATGGATTAAGCCACCTAACTCAAAGATAAAAACAGATGCAATATCACAATTTGTATCAGAAACATATCCTACTCTGAATGGCAGAGAAGTAGAACTGTTTCTTAAGATGAACGATGTTTCGGATCTGAAACAAATGGCAGTTGATATGGGTATGAGTGACAAAGAAATTAGTGAGATTTTTGAAAAAAAGAAAACAAAAAAGAAGAAAAGTAAATGAGTTTTGAATGTCAATATTGTCAAAAAAAGTTTAAGTCTGAAAAGACTATAATGGTACACGTATGTGAGCCTAAAAGACGATATATGAACAAAGATGAAAAGTATTCTAGGTTGGCATTTTACGCCTTTAATAGATTTTATGAAATGACACAAACAATTGGTAAGCCAATAGAGTTCGATATGTTTGCAAAAAGCAAGTTCTATCTAGGATTTACTAAGTTTGGTAAACATGTACTAAATATAAATGCGATAAATCCAGAAGAATTTATTGACTTTGTTATACGAAATAGTGTAAAATTAGATAAGTGGACTTCTGATTCAGTTTATGAAACTTATATACAAGAGTTAAATAGAAAAGAATCAGCAGATAGGGCAGTTGAACGAAGCATATTACTTATGCAGAAATGGGGAGAAGAATATGATAGACCTTTTAACAAGTTTTTTGAGGAAGTCAGTAAGCCATTGGCTATACATTATATCAAATCAGGACGCATTAGTCCTTGGGTTATTTTTAATTGTGATAATGGTGCTGAACTAATTGATAGTCTTTCTGACCATGAGTTGACTCTGATAAATGATTGTTTAGAGCCAGCATTCTGGACACGAAAGTTTAACGCAAGAGCAGAAGATGTACAATTTGTAAAAATGATATTAAAAAAGGCAGGTGTGTAATGGCAACAACTAAAGAAACATCAACGATAGGCAATCTAGTCATACAGAAAGACCCAGAAACGGGAGAACTATTTTTAGAATTGCCTAAAAAAACTCTAAGGAAGTTAGGGTGGAGTGTAGACGATGAGTTAGAGTGGGTAGAAAACACAGATGGAACTTGGCAAGTAATAAAAGTGGAGAAGAAAAATGAATCCAGATGACTTAATTATTAATACCGATTACTCTGGTGTAACGGTATCAGTGGATGATTATTGGAGTGATATGAGCGACCCTAGAGATGAAGACCAGGAGGCATTCAAATCAATAAATGATAGATTGTCAACAATTGAAAGTCGTTTATCAATTCTTGTACCTGATAAAGATATGCTAGAGAAGTATGAAGTATTACAAGACATGTATAAACAATACAAGGCCGCAGAAGTATTACTTTCTGGTCCTGAACCGGAGACTGTATGAAAAATATTAGAGAATACACTTGGGCAGGAGTTGAAGAAGCAGTTAATTCAATTGCAATGCAAATGTTTAAAGATGAATGGCGACCAGACTATATTGTGGGTATAACTCGTGGTGGATTAGTACCAGCAGTTCTGCTTTCACATGCAACTGACATTCCTATGAAAACATTATGTGTACAATTAGAATCAGATGGTTTAGAAGAAAATACTGAACGTAATGCTCTTATGGCTAGAGATGCATTAAAAGATGGTAAGAAAATTTTAATCATTGACGATATCAATCGAGGCGGTGACGCAATGGAATGGATACAGAATGATTGGCAAGCATCAACAGGCATGGTAGGAGACTACAAATCAGAAGTATGGCATACTAATGTAAGATTTGCCTCTCTAATTGATAATCCAAATTCTAAAGTTCCAATGGATTATTGTAACGAAGAAATTGATTTAGACGAAGAAGAACTTTGGATGGAGTTTCCTTGGGAGAGTTAATAAGACGTTCCAGAGTACAAGAAAGGTTAGCAAGACTTCGTAAAATTGCACAACCCAAAAAGGTTAAAAGACGGTTTGCATCAGAATTTGAAAACGAAGAATATCTAAAATGGACTCGTATATCTTCTGATAATGTAGATTACGAAGTAAAACCATTAGTAAAGGGTGCAGGTCGACTAGGAGAATTAGTAGATTGGTGTGACGATAATTGTAATGGAATATATGTTATAGGAAAATCTAATAAAATGTATTTTGAAGATGATAATGATGCGGCAATGTTCGCTTTGGTATGGAAATGAATATAGTAAAAACTGATATTGATATTGATGTAGTTAGCAGAGATGATTTGTTGGTTCACTTCGACCATATCCCTGCAATTATAAAAAAGAAAGATGGTGCGTATGATAAACATAATAGTGGTGTCTATCTTCAACCTATTCCCTTTGACCAACTGACTGGATTATCATCAATTGATTACAAAGAAGCAGAAGACCGTGGCTATTTCAAGTTAGACTTTCTTAATAATAGTTTATATGAAGGCATACGTGATGAAGCCCACCTTGATAGCCTGACGGCTCAAGAACCTATTTGGGACTTATTGCAACATGAAGGTGTTATTAAAAATCTAGCACATGTTCACAATCATATTGGAGTCTTAAGAGTGTTAAAACCACGAAGTATTATAGAATTAGCAGAAGTTCTAGCAATCATACGCCCAGCCAAAAGACCTCTCTTAAACGAGAGTAAGGAAAAAATTAAAAAAGAAGTATGGGTTAAACCAACCGATGGTTCATATTATTTTAAGAAAGCACATGCAATTGCATATGCAGTAAGTATCGTGGTGCAACTTAATCTATTTTGCGAACAAGTTGAACAGAACGCCTCTTAATTCTCTTTTGAATAATATTCGTTAAACTTGTTTCGGGACCCCATAATACTTCGGTATCTTTAGTATTCATATTCACAATACAATCAACAAAAGGTTCTATCTGAGACCTTAGAAATAAGTTTATAGGAATTAAACGATTTGATTCCCACCACCATTGTTCGCCAAGTTCTATGAAATGCTGCCTTGCTTCCGCAGTTTCAAGCAGTTCAAAGTTGTACATTGACGTTATTGTTGCATCACTATTGATTATTATACCGAGATACTCAGTATATTCTTTTTTGTTGCCGTATTTGACACAAGAAAAGAATGGGTAGTTCTCTTGTAACCACTGTATTTTATCTTCATCTATCATAAACAATATTTATGCATCCTAGAAATCGTTCTCTGGAAGATAAATACAAGCATGATAAACTTTAATTTATACCAATATACAAGAGAAATAGAAGTTGTTGTGCAAGATGGTGCCAACGATTCAACTATGACTCAATTCCTGGGGAATATGCCGATGTATGATACTACACACAAACTACACAAGGGTATTGATAATACTCTTAGATTTAAATTTAGGGACACAGATAGAAAATCTGTAGACCTTACTGGAAAGACTGTTATATGGAAAATGTATGACAGAAGTTCAAGAGAAAATGTACTCTTTAGATACCTAACTGTAACTAATGCAACAAAAGGAATGGCAACAGTTTCAATTCCAACTTCAGATACAATCCTACTCCCAGAGGGATTTTATCAATTTGCTATGTATACAGTTAAAGATGGTGTAGAACAAATTATATATACAGATACAAATGATAATGCTCATGGCGTTCTTGAAGTTTTAGATGATGTTTATCCTACATTTTCACCCTCACAGTCAACAACCACTTTCTTTGATGACGGCAGTAAATACGTTTCTTCTGTATTTGATGGTGCAGGTGATACTATTAAGTCAAAGTCAATTCACACATTCGCTGTTTATTACACTGGATTTACAGGAGTTATAAAAATACAAGGTGATTTAAGTGAAGTAGCAAGTTCGGCAGATAGCGACTGGTTCGATTTAACTCCAAGACTTATGTATGACCCGTCTATTACACTTAATAACGAGACTGGTGTACAAGGATATGTTATACAAGCAAACGTTAATTGGATTAGAATTACATACCCAAATACTGCAACAGGAACTGTAGATAAGATATTAATAAGAAACTAATTAACCACTTGACTTTTGAGTTCTATTACTGTATTATAACTACATGGAACTACAACAATCTGTTTATCAATTCATACCCGGAAAGACAAGACAAAGTTCAGGCGGATGGCTGAGTTTTAATTGTCCGTGCTGTATCGACCAAGGAGAGGCTCGTTCTGATACAAGAATGAGAGGTGGGTTAAAGAACGAGGGTGATTTGGTATCATATCATTGCTTCAATTGTGGAATAACCGCATCTCATAGAAAAGGTCAAGTCATAAACAAGAATTTTATTAAGTTTATGAGATTACTTGGTGTGCCCGAGAGTGAGATAAAAAGACTACAAATTCAAAGTATAAGAGACAAAGAATTATCAGAGGGGCCATGGGTGTTTAAATCAAGAACCCAGACTACAAGAATACCATCATTTGCTGGCATGGAATTACCAGAGAGTTCAGAGTCATTAGAAGATATACTAAATAAAGATACACCACCTGAGGGCGCAATAATGGCCGCAAAATATCTACTTGATAGAGGTGTATATGATTTTGTGGATACATATTGGAGTAGTGCGTTTGGTTTTAAGAACCGTATTATATTTCCATTCACACAAGGCGACAGAATAGTAGGTTATACAGGAAGAGACTTTACAGGTAAATCTGAGTCTAAGTATATGACAAAACAACCAAAGAATTTTTTATATAATTCTGATAAGATTAAAGAAGACAAAGAATATTTAATTGTAGTTGAGGGAACGATTGATGCCGCTGTATTAGGCTGTGTTGCTATAATGAGTAACGAAGCATCTCAAAATCAAATCGATTACATTAATCAATTCAAGGGAGAAGTTATTGTATGTCCTGATAGAGATAACGCTGGAAAGAAGTTGATATATCAGGCACAAGAAAATGGTTGGAGTGTTTCATTTCCAATCTGGGAAGACCATATTAAAGATGCCGCAGATTCAGTAAAAGAATACGGAAAGTTATATACTCTGAAATCAATTGTTGATGGGCGCATAAGTAATAGTACAAAGATAAGTGTAAAAACACGAATAATGTAATTTTAAATAGCGGGTGAACCAAACGACCGCACAAAAAAGCGTAGGAGCAAAT